TTTTAGATGCGTTGCGACTGCACCGCTATCTACTGTTGGTTGTTTGTCGGTCATGTCGGGGAGTTGGTATTGTTAAATTATTCTGCGTCAGTCAACTCAACCTTATGGCCTTTTGATTTGGCCATTATCTGCAGCCAATGTGCGGTAATGTCGTCGAGTTGGTCGAGCTTATCTTGTGACAGCACAAAGGACTGCCGGTCAGATCCGCGGAAATATTCAAGCCGGCTTTCGTCGATGATGTTCTTACGTTCCGTCCAGCCAGCAAAAGTAATGTGACGTTCATCTATGTTTACTATCATCAGGCAATATAGGTGACAGTATTCTTTGACTGTCATCTTGCCGTCTATCTCGTAGGCCGGCACGAGTAGATGTGCGTTCTTATGTTTGCTTGATTTAATCTCAACGTTATAGCCGTTGAATACAAAGTCTACCGATCCGCTGCGGGCGGATATGGTCTTATCCCTGTCGGCATTGAAGATAATTGAAAAGCCAATCTCCCCCAATAGTCCAACAAAGTCTACGCTGATAGGATTGCCGTCGCTGATTACTTTGTTCGTAACACCGGCCAATCGAGACACTTGATGCCGCTGGCTTGCTTCGGTATGGGCTTCGACCATTTGTTTCTCATCAAGATAAACTCTTAGGCGCATGGTCTAGAGCCAATTAGGTGTGTTAGTTGTTTTGGCTGTGGTAGTTACGGAATGACATCGCTTTTTATAGTCGCACCACTTACACTTAAAGTCGTCAGCCCCGCGGCCTGCTTTGCCAAGTTCCTCTGGGTTGGCCGACGACACAATGCGTACCGCCCGGTCAATGTACGTCTGACAATCGCGGGTATTCAGGTCTACCATCTCTACGTAGATTTCTCCGGTGTCGCGGTTCAGCGCTGTAAATAGACAAGTCTCAAGGGTGTGGTAGCCCATATATACCTGGATCTGTGCGTAGTATACCGGCTTACTTTTCTTTACGCCATGCTTCTGCATATCGTTCCAGCTCTTAGATCCAAGGGCTTTATTCTCCCAAAGGCATGGATACTTTAGGCCAGCAATCTTCGGGCCGCCGTGGATTACTCCGTCCAAATGCCCCTTAAACTTTCCACCCGCGTCAGACATTCCAATCTGCTTACCTTCGGGCGTGTGGGTCTGCAGCTCAAAGCCGGCCATCTTAATATACTCGGCCATGCGTTCCTCGCCGTCATGTCCCATGTCAAAGATACGTAGGGTCTTGCCCTTGAAGTCAGCACCTTCGTCCTTTGGGATAAGATGAAACTCGTATGCAAGGCGACGCTCGCAATCCTCGCCTACCCTGGACGCACCAAGGTATTGACGTGCGGGTTGCTCGCCGCGTTTTGTTTTTAGCCCAGCGTCAATCGCGTCGACGACAGCTTCGGCTAAAGGGTTAAGATTATTTTCTGGTTCAAACATAAAATTAAATGGCAAGTACCTTGGTACGAATTTGTTTTTCTTTCCACTTCCAAGTCAACTCGCATACAGCCCGGTACTTGGTAAGTCCAATAACAAAGGACGGATAGCCTAAGGCCGCAATCTGTTTATCGCTTGGTGGCTCATGTAGCCAGCGCTTGGATTTACGTGCTGCGTCCCGATCGCCATGCTCGCGTAGATAATCATCGGCCGATGAGATGGCTTGGAGCCGGTCTTCGGTGACGGCAATCAGCTTTGTATTCCTATCGCCATCACATCCCCCCACCGCGTACTGCCGGCCATTGTGATGTACGACGCAAGCCCAAGCGGTCATAGCATTGGCCATCGTGACAGCCCCACCCCACATCGACTCCCAGCGGAATGGTGACAGTTCAAGTATCTCTACTTCGGTTAGACTAAAGTCTTCGAGTAAGCCACGCTCCTCAGCTTCGGAGCGTCTACGCTCTACGCCGTCAAAGATATAGTCGCACGTTGGGCAAATGGCCGATGATAGCGGTACTTCAATACCACATTGCGGGCAACACTTGGTAATGGTCTTACCCTTGTGTGGCTCTAATGCCACTTCCGTATCCAGCCCGCCGTGCGTCAGAATTGAATATCCAAAATCTAAAACAATGCAGTCAGATTTAACTACGCCTGGGTGTTTCTCTGGGTCTACCTTCCGCAGTCCGCGGCCAATCATCTGGATCATGGTAGACTTGAATGAGCAAGGGCGTAGCAACACTACGCATCCAACAGTCTGGCAATCCCACCCTTCTGTAAGGACGGCTACATTTACCAGCACCTGAAACTTATCTTTCTCGAAAGCCATCAGGGTCGAGCGTCGGCTGCCATCACTCATCGTGCCGTGGATAATGTCGGCCTGTACCTTTGCATCGGCGAAGGCCTGACATACATGGCGGGCATGCTCAACTGTGGAGCAGAATACAACTGTCTTGCGATTGCCTGCCTTGGCTTTCCATTCGGCTATCACCTTATCAGTAACGGCCTGCTTATCCATTACCTTTTCTACCTCTGCCATATCAAAGTCAGCTACTGTACGGCGTACGCCGGCTAACTCAGCCCGAAGGCCGCAATCGATTACGAATACGCGAGGGCGTACAAGATGGCCTGCGTCAATCAGTTCCTTAATTGAGATTACATCGGCTACGTTATTGAAGACTTGCTTCAATGCTTTCTTGTCCGCCCGCTGTGGCGTGGCTGTTACGCCAAAAATATTTACCTTAGGGTTTAATTCCTTTGCGCGGTTTATGATCCGCAAGTATGAGTCGGCTGCAACGTGATGGGCTTCGTCAATTACCACCAAGTCAAAGGCAGGCATAGTGGATAAGTTGTCTTCACGTGCAAGGGTTTGAACCATTGCAAATGTAACGCCATCAGACCAGCGCTTGCGGTCAGCGGCAAATATGTCCGTAGCCGTATTAGGTGCTACGCGACGGAACGTTGTTCGATTCTGTGCAACTAACTCGTCGCGGTGCTGAATGACTAATGACCGCATGCCTGGTCTACGCTCTTGGGCAAAGTTTACAGCAGCTGAAAGCATGACTGTCTTGCCTGCACCGGTCGGTGCAATGCCAAGGGTATTGCCGTATTCAGCAAGGGCGAAGTTAATCCTTTGGACAAACTCCACCTGCCTTGGTCGGAGTTTCATCTAAATAGAAGGGGGGCTGTAGGATAGGCTTCCCCAACAGAAGCGTCACTACTGCAAGCGTAAACAGGAAAAACTGAACCGACGATCAGTATGTCATTTCGCTTTAGCCCCTGTGATTTTAAAGGAACGGATAGGTACGCAACAATGCGGCCAACCACTTTATAAATGGTAAACAATTTATTTAAAAAAGTCACCATAATAAAGAAGTTGGCCGGTTGAGGTCGCGTCTATCCGTAGGTGTTAGAACGGAGCGTTGTCCGGATCTAACTTTTCTTGAGGGTTTTTAATCCAGCCTGGTGCTGATGCTGGAGCAGGCGCTGCATTGAAGACACTTGCTTTAGCTTCGGTAATTGCCTGACGGCCGCCGAGCAACTTAACGTAGTTCTTGTAAGCTTGGGACGTAGGGTTGGGTGTGAGATACTCAGCTACCTTATTCTTGTCCGCGTACGCAGGATCGGTTGACTGTTCAACCTTTACGCGAATAGCGATTCGCTTGCCGTCTAAGAAATTACAGAGGGTAAGGAAAGGCTTTCCTTGGAACTGATTGTAGGTCTGTAGATTGGCAGGGTTGAATAGGCCAGCCGCTTCAAACATACGAGTGATATTCGTACCACCAATGGTACGCCACTTCTCGCTGTTCTTGGTGTCAGTTACGTCGGGCAAAATCTCAAAGATTTTACGGCCTTCGTATTGACCGCCAACAAGCGTCAGGGTGATGGGGTAGTAAGTACCGCCACTCTCCTTGGATTGTTTGGCAGCGCCAACGCTGACAAGAGCGTACGAAAGTACGCCCGATGGGATGAGGTCAGGTGCCGACGTGGCTCCTGATTCGGGTTGGAACGTGTAGTCCATATTTGTTTCTGTGTTAGGGGTGAATTATTTGGGCATCGAGGTGTCGATGGTTACGTCGATACGCTTGCCTTCGCGAATTTTCTTAATAACTGCACCAAGGTCAGGTGCTTCAAGAAGGTCGAGACGACCGCTACGATCCTTGGCCGGATAGCCCCACTCGTTGTGCTGTTGGCATACCAACGCGCGGTAGAGTTTACCTTCTTCGGTCTTGAATGTTTGCAGGGTAATTACTTGGTCAAAGATGCCAGGCAATTCACGTCCGGTCTTCGAGCCTTCGACTTGAGGCGACCAGCTGATACGCTTCAGGTCGTCAACGTCTTGGTCAAGGATGCCTACTACTACGATAGACAATGGGCTGTGCTGAAGGTGAGTCAGCCAGCGAATCATCTCACGTCCGAGCAATCCGTAAGCGCCGCGTGTGTCTGGCTTACCGGTCTTTTCGGACATGGCTTCGGGTTGAACTTGGCTCCACTTGAAACACTCGCGAGAGGCTACAGTAATAGAGTCTACGAAGATAGTGGTATACTTAGACAGGTCGATTGCGGAGAAGGCCTTGCATACGGCATCGTACTGAGGCTTGCTGTATGAGCCATCTTTGTCAGATGGATCATGGCCGCCAATGTAGAGTGCTAATGCACGTGCAATCTCCCATGGGTATTTGTTGAACTGCTGTGCGATGGCACGTACGTCAAGTACGTCGCCAGCCCAGTCTTGGATTGCAAGCGTTCCGCCTTCTAAGTCTACGAACAACGTAGTCTTAGGGTCGAGCGTTCGAGCCTGTGTCGTCTTGCCAACCCCAGAAGGGCCGAACAATGCGATGTTGATTTTAGGTACGGCCTTGAGGCGGTCGTCAGCCTTGATGATTTTAATCATGGTTATTATGTTGGGTGGAAATTAAGCGAATGATATTTTCGGATCAGAGTATTTAACAGTCCGCGCATCGATGAGCCGGTCGAGCAGCTTGTCATCGGTGATGGATTGGTAGGTCTTCTCTGGTACGGAGAAATCAATCTTGAACAGTTTGTTGACTGTTTCGATTGGCAGGGTTTGAGCAATACCACGTAGGGCATCGCTATTCCATTTAACTGTAGCCTTTACTTCACCAACCATCTTCACGCCATCTACCTCAAAGGTATGTTGGCCGTGAGTCTTTTGGGTGGATGAGTAGTATTCAGCCAGGACTGGCTCGAAACGACTGCGTAGTACGGCAGTTGCTTCGACTATCTTTGCCTCCGCATTTTCAGCGATGGCTTTGTTGGTTGCGATTAACTCGCGTAACTCAGCGAGTGTTAAATCGCTAGTGGTTTTCTTGGTTTTGGTTTTCATGTCGGTTGACGAAAGTTTCTGAGCCAGCGTTGGGTGCTTTGCCTGAAACAAATTTATTAAGATCTAATGGGCGGCCTTCGTGTTGAGCGAGTGCCATGAGTTGGACAATGCGATTACCGGGAATGTTGTCACGCTCCATCCACTTCTCGATTGTCTTAACTGAAAGTTTAAAACCGATTGCTTCCAGCCTGCGCCACAACTCGATGCGTCCACCGAAGTGGGCAATCAACTGTTTTGTTTTAAAGCGGCTAGTCATTGGGATTCGCTACAACTTGTAGTGTTAAACTCATTCCGTCAACCATGAATAAAAATATTTCTTTAGGGCTTGAACTGCTACACATTGTAGGTAGTTTACTGCCTATGTCCAAACCCAACAATGGCCCACAGCTTCGCCTTAATGAAGCTGGTATATACGAAATCCGATGGAACGATGGTCAACGCTCTAAGCGTAAGTCTACCGGCTCCGCTGTGCGATCTGAAGCCGAGAAGGTTTTAGGTAAGCACTTATTACAACAATCAGCCCAGGCTGTAACTCCGTACAATATTCAATCAATATTGGACGCATATATGTACGAGCATGTCGCCCATAAGGTAGTCTGCAAGGAACGTCAGGAGTATTGCATAGATGCCATTGCAAGGGGCTTTGGCCATATGTCGGTAGACCAATTAACCCCAGACATTGTAATGGCCTATAAGCTCGACAGGAAGGCCGGCAAGGTCAACGGCAATAAGGTCGGTGACAGCACCATACGCCGAGAATTGAATTGCCTGATAGCCGCCCTTAATCATGCCGTCCGCTATCGACGGATTAAGCAAAGCGACGTACCACACATTGACTTGCCTGTATCTGCCCCGCCAAAAGACATATGGCTTAACGAGGAAGAACTGTGCTGGCTGACTGCTTCGGCTGCATCGTTCAATACTGACCGGCTATCGCGGATATACCGCTTCATTGTATTGGCTACTGAGACGGCAGCTCGTAAGACTTCTATTCTTACCCTGCGCTGGAGCCAAGTGGATCTGAACGCCGGTCTAATCAATTATCAGAACGATGGCGAGCAACGCACCAAGAAGCGTCGCGTAGCCGTACCAATGTCGGAGCTACTCAAGTCGGTATTGCTTACCGCTTGGACGGAACGTACGCAGAATGAATGGGTGTTGGATAATCCTAATTCTATTCAAAGCCACTTTGATATGTTAAAGAAAAGGGCATATGCGGATACGAATAATAAATTATTTCAAGACATTACTCCGCATACCCTTCGCCATACTTGGGCGACGCAGGCCGCACGTGCCAATGTTCCAATGTTTGAAATTGCCGGTGTGTTGGGAGATACGCTTACAACTGTAATGCGTGTCTACGCCCATCATTGCCCAGATCATCTACGCGGTGCGGTCAACTTTAAGACTAAGCCAGCAGCCAAGACGATTGACTTTGGCAATCAGCGTTTGGCGTAGGAGCGTTTAAACACACGTACAATTAGCGCTATGCCTATCATAACCAGGCATACGCTAAATACGGCCAGCATCTTTTCCGTATCGTGAAAGGATGCAGCCGCTTCGTTTAGTTTTGTTTCAGCCGCCGATGAGTCTGACTTAATCCCATTGTCCGTGATAATAAAAGCCATAGCCATTGGATCATTGAGCGTCATATCTATCTCGCCCATAATGAGCCAAAGTTTGATACAAATTGAACTGGCAATTATAAGCGTCCCGCCAAGCGCTACTTCTAGACTATTACTTTTTTTTGCCACGGACTGCCCCTTTCTTACTTACCTTGGCTACCTCCGCTGCTCCTTTAGCTTTTACCCAACGTACCGCGTATTCCACTATCTCCGTGGCGGCTGCCCCAGATACGCCAAGGCAGGCCATTTTTAGGCCATTGGCCATGGTAGTTGAGTCAAGCCCTTGGCCGACCAGATAAGCGGTTATGCCGGCCGCCAGGACATGTCTAATGGCCTTGCCTATGGTCATACCTTCATCGCCTGACAGCAGGATGCGGGCTACCATTCCAGCCGCCCCAATCATCATAGCCGTAAAGCCTCCGTTGCGAAGGCTGTCTATTATGTCTATGCCTGACTGGGCTTCATCTGTCGGCTTCATTTATTCTTACGGCGATAGCCCAATTTCCAAAGGGCCGCTGCAATGTTTGATGCGCTTGAATGTACGCGGCCTTCTGGCATTCGACGGAAATTGCTGTGCATCAGCTCATGTACGATTGTATCTAAAAGTTCTGATTCTGCCTGGCGTGGGTCGATGTAGATGTCTCCGCTGTCCAGATCGCACTCACCGAAGGCGGTCTTATTCTTTCCGTTGGGACGCTTGTCTCCCAACTCGTCGAAGATAATCTTTGGAATCTTCTTAGCCATTGGATTTAATCGCCCTCCACATCTTAATCGAAACAAACGCAATAGCGTCCAGGGATAGCAGTATCGCAAATCCAAGAATAACCCATCGCAATTCCTCTAGGTCAATTAGCCAAGGCGCAGCGACTGTCGTACAAATGCCGGCTGCAATAACTATGACCGACGTTAGTTTAGAGATATTGATGTAAGACCCAAATAGAAGCGCCGCTACTCCAATCGCTACGGCTCCGCATCCAACCTTGGTTAATACACCTACTGTATAATTCTTACGAAACTCTACCGCGTTGTCTACGTCACTCAGATTTGCGTCGCCAGAGATAGAATCTTCAAATGCCTTAACACGCGATTCATTAACCGATAAAGAGCTACAGCCGGCCAAGGCTAAAGCCATTATGGCAAACCACATTCTCACTTCTTGAAGACCGATGAAATTAAGTCAGCAATCTTGCCGGCCTTCTCAGCGTTGTTCTTAAACAAGAGAAAGCCAGTGGCAAAGCCTACAACAAATCCAATAAGTAATGTAATCATATATGGCTATGTTGGGGTTAATTAGCCTTCCGTCAATTAACGCGAAGTCATACACCCTGTAGGAGTTTTACTTCAGTTGTTTCTTAAACCATTTATGCAAATTATATATTTCTTGGTAGGTTGCATTAGACTTAAGCCGATTAGCCCTGAGGCTCATCACGGCTATATTGCCTTTTACATACCCTTTGCTTGGTATAATCCGATCTAAACTGGGCGACGCATTAGATGATTTGTTTAATCCGTACTGCAGGGGTATTCCCAGAATAGGACATTTGCGGACGCAGATAATGTCTTCTTCTTTAATAGAGAATGGTATGCCCTGTATCTTAGCACGTTGCTTAGCCAGACATAATAATGTCTTTGCTGGCTTTAACCTACGCCAGTACCGCATGTAAGCGGCCAACTCTAACTTGCCTCTAATTTATTTCTAGCGCCATTTGTCCCTGCGTAAAAGCAGGCCGATGACACCATAGTTGGCAAGGTCGGCCCAAGAGTCTTCAACGCCTTCAAAGTTTGTAGCCGAGTCGCCCTTCATCTCTTTCAACAGAAGATTGCGTAATCGACTAACTTTATCCTGACAGCGTATCATCACTCCCAGCTCGCCATTGAGGCTGATGTTGCTCGACCCATAGTCCTGCTGCTTCCGATCCATGAGCAGAGCTAAAGGAAGGATGGCGCGCAGATATTCGCGTCCCATTTCAGTTTGTAACCCTAGGTCTTTGTGGAGACTGTCGGCCAATTCGTCGGTACTTATGTTGGGCATAGTCCGGCTATCTAGGATGATGCGCCTCGGGCGGTCAATCGCTATTATTCACCTGGTCTTGGCGGCTTGGGTGGAGCGGGTGGCTTTGGTGGTGTTGGTCCTATACCCCTTCCGGTTGGTGGAGCTGCTCCTGCAAGAGTATCAGCAAAAGCCTTTTCGGTACGCGAGCCGGCTACGACCTGAGCAGCAGCTGCCGGGATTGGTCCGCCTACTGAAGCCAACGCAGTATTGACTACTGGTACTACGCCTACGCGGTAAGCAAGTTTAGCTGCTGTCTTTTGCTTTGCGTTTGAATCTGGATTATCAGCAAACTCCTTGGCCGCCTTGATAGATTGGCCTGCTATGTTGCCCAATACGCCTGCTGGCATTTGCCCGCGTTCAATCATTTTCCAAGCCATTTCCCCTGGGCCTGCAATGCCTGTATACATTACCGCATCAGCGGAGTCTTTAACCCATGCTGGATAGTCGCCAGGCTTTAATTGCTTTTCTTTATGTCCATTAATTAACTTACGAAGTTCTGCAAGGCCGTAGTATCCAGCGGATAGCAAAGCAAAAGCACCAAACGAACCAGATGCCATTAAACGTTCAGTTCCGCTATAGCCATTTTTGCCTACAATGTTTTTAGCCTGCTCGCCCAAGTAGCGTCCTTGTTGTGAAGACCATTCATTGACGTAGGTTGAAAGTTGGAAGAACAAACGGCCAAGCGGTGTATCTTTAGAGGCTATTTGTTTTGATGCGCTTGTGGCTTGAACAACTGATTGCTTACTGAATATGCCAATAGCGTTTCGGTACTTAGCAGCCATTGGGTCATTACGATTCAAGATGCGTTGAAGCTGAGCATCAGGTTCCATTGCCCGCATTTCCTTTACCCATTTACCAAACTCTGGAATATCGGCTTGGTTAATACCAAGTTCAGCCAAGCGATCAGTAGCAAGTCGCGTGTCGCTGGTAAGGCCAAATGCCTTCTGCAATCCATTTTCGCCATTAGCCCAAGATAATGTTTTGTCAATAAACCTAGATCCTTCGCGGAGCGATGTTTCACGCTTTGCTACTTCTGTTGCATGGATGCCGTATAGGCGGTGGATATTATCGACTGCTCCGCGTAATTTTCCGGACGTTGCAAATCCTTCATCGCCATGGAATCCAACCGATGGCGAGCTTATACCATCTTGAACGGAAGTAAGACCCATCTCCAAAGCAAGTGCTGAGTAAATATCATGGCCCTTGCCGTAGATTGCTTCGATTTGCGTTTGGGCTGCCTTAGTTTCTGCTGGTGATTGGCGCGACACAACGTTGCGTACGCGTAAAAGGTTTTGTGCCATAATGCGTGGCGTGTCTAAAGCATTGCCTGTTCGTACGCCAATGGCGCCTGGTTCAACTAAATTAAGTAGACCAGTATTACGAAGGTATGCAGCGGTTACTATTAAATTATTTACATCCATCCATCCGTTTTGATTTGAGCTTAATTGATTAGATGTAACGCCAAGGTTAGATTTTAATGCTGTCTCAAGTTCTTTAATGTCATCAGCAGATACGCCTTGCTCAAACATACGTTTTTTTGCATCAGCCCAACCCTCGCCTTTAGCACCTAACCGGCGAGCAACTTCTGCTCGACGTACTAGGCTTCCGGTGTAACGCGACAATAAGGTTGGAATATCCTTTTCGCGGAACGCATCAAATTGCTCTGCTTCTTGTGGATTAAATACGCGTTCCTTCTGGAAGTTTTCAACGTTAGATGATTTTCCGCTATCAAAAATACCTCTTTCAAAATCAATGCCTTCCTCCCCAAGCAGAATAGCGTCACGCCATGCGCGGGCTTTTTCTTTGAAATCTGGCTTTGCTTCAGTTCCAAGATCCATTGTGGTTTGTCCACTAGAAGCCGCTTGTTGCTCGCGATTCCATTTCATTTCATAGGCCTTTGCCGCTGCATTAACAAAGCCTTCTGGGTCTGCTACTACTGCATCATAATTTGTAGCACGTGGGAAATACTCAGATACTTTACCAATCTCAAGGCCAGCATCAATTCCGTACTGATGCATTTCTGCAAGTATCCCTTTAACAGCTTCAACGGATTTACCTACTTCTCCTCCTACGGCCTTAGGTAAGCGGCCTTCAATGGCTCGTACAAACAGGTCATTGAATCGCGTACGTTCAGCCGGCGACATTGTTTTAATATCTTTCAGGATTGGGCCAAGCGCTAGACTTAGCCGGTTAGTAAATATCCCACGTTGGCGAGACACGTCTGTATTGTAGTCAGTCTTGGCAGCTTCGCCTTTAGTCCCAGGGGTTAGTGCAAAGTCATTTACAACTTGGCTTACAGCCTCGGATTGCGGATTGCTGGAGGCTACTGCTCGCATACGCGTAGCAATAGACTTGAAAAACTTAACAGGCGCTGCATCCGCAACAGATCGGTAGACTTTTCCGCCTACTGATACTTGAGGCTTTTGGCCTGATGCAATTTCACGTTCTGCCGTATCTGGATTATCTATGCTATCTCGCGTGGAGTTAAATATTTCATGACCCATCTTATTTACATCAGAGGGGCTTCGTGCTTCTGGAGTATATCGACCATTAGCAAAATTAGATAATATGCGTTGAGCATTATCCTTTCCAAGCATTTGATTGAAATTAGTTTTAATCGTATTCCAAAGGTCAACTAACTTGGTCTTCCATGTAGCCTTCTCTCCGGTATAAGTTGGATCTGATTTTAGACGTTCTTTTACTACATCTTTAAATGTTTCAGCAAACCATTCATTTGAATTGAATAAACGATATGTTTCATCGGTTGCTCTAACTTTATAAATTGGCTCGCCTTCTCCAGGGATTTGACGAAAATATTCCTTGGTTGTCAGCTCAGGATGAAGTTTTGCCATTGCCTGTAGGTCTGTGCCTTTGATGCGTACGCTGTTCCAATCGGCGCTTGCATCACCTACCAGCTTCGCAAAGCCGACATTTTCTTTTAGGAACTTATTACGTGCAGATTGCCATTCATTGCGTAAAGCCACGCGATCTGCTTCTGGAAGGAACTGAGAAAGGTGGTGGGCCACTTCATGGCCGGCAGTATCCTCGAATTTTCCCTTGGATATTGCGTCTTTAAAAATAGTTACAATTCTGTTGGCCGCATCGTACTGGCCCATATGGCCTTCAGAACCTTCACGTACAGATAGTTTTACGCCTTCAAAGAAGCGACTCCCAACGTAGTTTAGGATACGAGTAAGACCTTGAATTTCTCGGTCTGAGATTTTACCGGTCTTGCGTGCTTCAAAGATAGCACGATCAACAATGCCTTGGTATCCGCGACGCCCTTCGCTATCGGCCTGTCGGTTTGCAGCGTTAGTTTCTACGCGCTTATCTAATTCTGCAGCTTTTGTTTCTACGGATGAATCGCGGCGGCTAAATGGATTATCTCCTTCAGGGCCGGTATATGGAGCCGGTTCAGGCAATGTTCCTTCAGCATTTCTGCGTTCAAATTCATCAGCCGACATTCCCTCTGGCTTTGTTTCTACTGGCTTTGCTTCAACTACGTCAGCCTTACCCTTTCCGTAAGTACGTCTATTCATGACATCTAATTCAGCGCCATCTAGTCCTCCCCTTGGTACAAGTTTCTTACCGCTTCTAGCAGCGTTCAATAAATCCAATACGCCGTCATAACTATTGGCATTTTCAGATACGTCTAATTGCGTCCAACCTTTATCAGCTAGTCTCTGAGCAACCTTTTCAATCATAGCATAAGCCTTATCTTTCATCTCTTTAATGTGTTGGTAATCGCGAACATTTCCTTTAACTGCTGTTACATCAGTTCCTCTTGGATTCCTAAAAGAACCTATAGGCATAATTTCTTTTAACCAACTAAACGCATCAAGAAATTCTGCATTAAATCCTTTTGGAAGTGTAGGCATTTTTGTGCTTCCACTAAGAATATCTTTAAGGTCTGCTATAGGATCGCCGTACATTCCCTTGCTTTCATACCTATTATTAAATTCATTAGAAACTCCTTCGTAATAATTCTTTTCGGCTTCAGTAATATTTTCACCGGCTTCGATGCGGGCTTGATGATGATTTATTAAATCAGTTAAACCTTCTGCTGAAGCTTCATTGATATCTGCTGATGGGTCATATTTAAGTAGTTTTTGGTCATTTTCATATTGAGATACTTTCTTTAAGTCTGCCTCAAATTGCTTACTTCCTTTTGATTTATTTTGCTGAATTTTAGCTCTAGCAATTGTTACATCATGTGGCTCGCCGTCGATTGGATCTGGGCTTTTGAAACGTGGCTTTTTTGGTTTGGCTGGCTCAGTAGCAACTTCGGCCAACTTTGCTGCTTCAGGTACAGTAGGTGCAAGACCATTAGCCTTTTCATACTTACGGATATATTCACGACGTAGTTCAGCCTGCGGTGTATTGCCATTACCAGCTGCTTCCATTTTAGCCAACGCAGAGCGAGCGTCTTGTACGCCCTGTGGTTCTGCAATAGGTTTAGATTCTACTGATACAGGCTTTTCAGCTGCTAATGGTTTAGCAGATACTGGTTCAGTTACAGCCTCTTCTGGCTTGGCTTCTGGCTTTGGCTTGCTTGCTTCAATCGTATCGCGAAGGGTCTTGGCCTGCGGGCTTTCTCCCTTTCCAGCCGCTTCAAGTTTAGCCAACTGCGTACGCGCCTGACCGACGTAGGCCGGCTCAGATGCTCCAGGAATCATATCGGCTGTAGTATCTACAACTGCTTCACGAGGGGCTGCGACTTGCTCGCCTGTAAGGTTAAAGGCATCTGCCGTACCAGGCATTTCAGTTTGAACGCTGCGTACCGGCTCGACTGGCTTAGGTACTTCAGTTACAGGTGCTACAGCCTCAACAGGCTTAGGCACTTGTGCTACAGGTTCCGGTGCTACCACTGGCGCTACAGGTGCTACTGGCTCAGAAGTAGCCAACGATGGCTGCTCTACTACTGGGGCTGGTTGGGCTTGTACGGCCGGTTGTACGGCTACCGGTTGTACGGCTACCGGTTGTACGGCTACTGGTTGTACGGCTGACTGTGCTACTTGCTCAGGGGCTACAGGGGCCTTGGTTGGTGGTTCGATTACCGGGGCTGGCTCATACGCTGTTATAGGTGGTTGCGTTACTGTTGGCTGATCTACTGGAGTAAGGCCGCTAAAGTCTAAGCCTTCGGCTGCTTGGTCTAATGCTTGTGTTGTTTGATTCTTAGTTTCTGCTGGCTTACCAATTCCCTTTACCTTGCCAACTAATGCTTGGCCTGGGGCTTCTACTAATTTTCCTAGAGTGTTAGCTTTAAGAATGTACCCCATGGCAGCATCCTTTAATATTTCAGTTGGCGAAACTATGTGTGAATAGTCTGGATTTTCCTGTGTTGATGCTTCTAACGCTCGATTACCGGCTCCAATTGCAGTCATTGTACCAGCACCTTTAGCTCCTTCTACAAATGATGTTGGAAGGCCTGGTTTAAAGAATACAAATTGAGAAGCAATATCACCACCAGTAGAAGCATATGGGTGTATTTTAGTATTATATTTCTCTAATTCGCTTTGAGGTAAAATCTGGTCTACGGCTTTTTGTGTTAAGTAGTTTGCTCCAAAAGCAGTTAGTAAGCCGCCCGCTAAACCAGTAGCAATAGCACCAGGACCAAGAGGCGCGCCTAGGGCTGCTCCGGCTTCAAAGCCGGGGGCAAAAGATGCTAAAGCTGCCGCACCACCTGGAATACCGCGGCCTAGGTGTTGAAAGAAAGTTTGAGTTGCACCGCTGTCATTTGGATCAACAGCGCTGATAGCGCCTTGAGGCTGGCCTGAGTTTAACGGAGTTAAACCACTAAAGTCTAATTCTTGCCCTGCTCCGTTAGGTGTTTTTTTGACATCATCTAGTGGAGTTAAACCAGAGAAATCTAGTTCCATTATTGTTGAGCAACTTTATTTCGGTTTAATAAATCACTATAAAAACGCTGTAAAGCTATTGGCATGTCTTTATTTAATTCACCATAAGACTTCATTGCAATAATAGACCCTAGACCAAGAGGTGTTTTTTCAGCCCATCCGGCTTCCGGGATTCCATATTGTTGGCGGTTAATGCCAAGGGCTTCTGCGGTTTTCATTGCATCATCAGGCAATCCTACATCTCCAGAAAAATTACCTTTAGCCCATTGAGCAATTCTTGGATCCTGCATCGCCATTGGTGAAATTATTTCAGCAATCTTAGATTTTAAAGCAAATGCTTCTTTTTCAGATAATTGTTTACCAGGCTGAGTAAGACCAAGCCGGCTTGCAACTTCGTTAATGCCTGTAACTGCTTCTGCCGGAGACATAAATGGATGGTCAATTCCAACAATACCGCGAGCCTTAGAAGGGTCTACGGTATTAAACAGGTCTTGTAATTTACCGTAATCAATACCAGGCGATGAAGCTTCTGGCATAGCTTGTGGCATCTGTGCAGCCAGTGGGCTATTAGATACATTTACAGTAGACCCTTGAGCTGGCTTGCCGCTGGGCTTAGGCGCTGATTTAATGAAACGACTACCATCTGGTTTTACTAAAATAGCTCCTACTGGTGCATTATCAATGTCTGCTTGTGTCTTAGGTATAATTACTGGTGCTGACTCTGAAGGTTGATTTAACTGACTTGTATTAACTGATCCATTTGGGTTATGAAAGCCACTTAATAAATGACGGCCAGTTTCATTTGTTCCAAAGAATTTACCAGGAGCTGTTTCGGCTACTAACGCTTGTTGATTTAGTTTAATACCATGTGCAATAGCAGACTGGTTTAGTGCATCTGCATATGATGTAGCCTGACGTGATTTAAGAAGTTTCAATGCGTATTCTGATACGCTATTAACTTGCTCAAGTGGCGGAGTTTTAGTGTATGCTTTTCCGGTACTATCAACAGTAGATGTTGCGGCAATGATGCTATTGTTCATTTTATCAATAAGCGATTGCTCGCCTGCGGCAACCTTGACTGGGTCTGCCGCGCTGCCAGTTGCTACTGGAGATGTTGCTGATTGAGTTAATACTCCACCGGAATTATTGTAAGCCGTCTGTCCGGCTGAAAGTTTTGTCATTCCACTGATAACTGGAATAGCTGCTCCGTCTTTCATAACATATGCAGTCTGCCCTTCGCCTACAGTACGCGGCGTACCTTGAGCGACTAAAATTTTATTGGCCGTTGCAACATCTGGATTTGGTGCAAAATTAGAACCATATGCCGTTGCTCCTTGACCTGTTAAGGCAAGGCCGGTCTGGATTTTATTAACGTCTCCATTAGCATTTATTAAATTCTGTCCGCCAGTAAATGTGTTATTTCCTTTAGCAATAGAAGAAAAAGAATTATCTCCAGAACCTACGTATAATCTTGCTGCTAATGGATCCATTCCATTGGCAACAAGATCGGCAATATTGTTAGCATTGTGTCTTGCTTCTTCTGAAGCAGCCTTAGCCGCATTTAACCGGGCTTGAGCGTCAGCCAATGCAGCCTGATGGCTGTAGTAATCAGTATGCGCTTGAGACAATGCACCAGCGGCCTGAGCCTTTGGGTCAAACATTGAAGCAATATTGCTAAGGCCTTCTACATAAGAAGAATCTGGGCCGTAAACTGTTGTTCCTAAGGATGTTTTAGCCATAAATTAAAAGTGGAAAAATCCAGATTGCGCAGGTACAGCGACTTGAGGAACTATTACTTTACCTCCATTCAAAAACATTGGATTAAAACCAGATATATTTGAAGGTAATGTATTTATCGTATTAGCACCATAAGTTCCTTTTGCCATTAAATCTCCAAGTTTCGTTCCATCGCTTAATGTTACTTTAGCTGTTTTGGCTAATGTATCTGCACCATTCCCCCACCAACCTGCACCAGCACCAAGGCCAGTAACTGCACCGCCAAGTGATAATACATCGCCCAATGTTTTTAAGCCGTCGCCAGCATGTGACGCGGCTTGAACTTCATAAGGAAGTACGTTTGCAGACCCTTGCATAAAACCGCCGATTGTACCTTGGTTCTGCATTTGGCGAGCGTTGTATAGGGCATTGCCTAATTGTAC